TATACCATCATTACTTACAAATAAATGCGAGTTCGGTACATCTGTTACTGCTTTAGGTCCTATAATACCAATTTGTTGTCTAGCTTTTGGTACAAAGAATAACGGACTGCCTTGGTCTTGTAATGTTACTACACTATCTGATTTATATACTGCTATCATATTATGACCTAATCTTCTGGCTGATATAATAGGAGCCATAGAATAATCTAAGTCTACAAAGTTTGTATTAGATATTCTGTCATAATCTAAGGAATCCGTGTACAGTACCCGATAAGGTACGGCACCGTCAGTACCATCAGTTACATTAAAAAATAATAATCTAGAATTAAATGCTATAATATTTTTTGCTAAAGTAAGGTTTCTACCACTGCTACTTGTATCCCACGATACCGCAGTAAAGTTACCTGTAGTAGATACTGCAGGTGCATTCTTACCATCTACTCTATAAATAGAATTATTTATTTCTGCAAAGAATACTTTATCACTAGTTGCTCTAGTAACGCCTTCTGTTATTAAACTTGTATATGCACTGCCGTTCCAGCTATATATTCTAGCCTCAGTAGCAACTAACTGTCTTGCAGCCCCGTCATGTCTTAATTGGTCTGTTACTTCTATTACATCAGATGTTTCTGTTGTTGCAGCAAGTTGGGCATAACCATCTCGTTTAGTCCATTTATCATTCCTGTATACACAATCTGTAGCAACTGATAACTGGTTCTCACCTATTAAATGTGATGGTACAGATAAATTTAACCCACCTGATAAATCTTTTATAAACCGTTTCATAAACTTCCCTCACCACTAACTTCTGTAAAATCACTGCTTGATGCTGCGGTTACTAATGACATGTCTGTACTTGTAGGTGCTACTACTACAGACCAATCTTTGAATACTACAAATGAAGTGCCTATTGTTATAGCATCTGCCAGTCCTGTAGAGTTTGCTTGTAATGTACATTTTTCTGTACCAAATACTGTAGGGTCAGATAATCCCGTAGTGTTTGCCTGTAACTTGGATACTTGTGTACCAAATGCAAATGGGTCTGCTAATCCTGTGTTACTAGCTTGTAGCTTAGCTGTAGCTGTACCCAGTGCCATAGCATCGGATATACCTGTAAGAGCTCCAACTGTTATCTTGTCAGGTAAAAATGTATGTATGTGACCAGCAGCTGTAAACGAAAAGCTACCAGCAAAACTTCCTAATGCCATTTACTCCACCTTATATAATCTATATGTGTATGCTCTATTTGTTCCACCTGTTTTTTCTATTGTCCAAGTAAAATTTTCTGTACTTGTTATTGGTGGAAAATGATACAATGGTTCATCTTGTGCACCACTAAATGTATCTTTAATCATTACTCTATCATCACTACCAGCAATTCTAACTTTAATTTTAATTACTATGGTATCTCCAGTAGCGTTGTTAGTCATATCTAAATAACCTGTATATGCTGCATCATCTGTAACAGCTGAACCTATTGTTTGTTCACTACCATCGGTAGTAACAGTACCATTTTGTATTGAACTTACTGCCATTAGTCTGCCTCCGCTATTGTATTACCTGCTTCTACCCATGCTAGTAATTGCCTGTAATCTTTATTTTGTGTAGTTTTAGGTACAGTAGATAATACACCATCTGTGTAAGTTACCCTGTACTCATTGAGTTCAGTATCTGTATATTCATCTTTAACTTTTTTTGCTGACTGTATTGTCCTTGCCATTATAGTTCTGCCTCCGCTGTATAGGCATAGTAATATGCCTCACCATTCTCAAATGCACTTGATTTATTTGCAAATAAGAATCCTCTATCCATAGTATGCTGAGCTGCTACCCCTGTTACTTTAGCCCCTACATGAATTGGACCGTATACAGCACCTGCAGTGCCGTCTTGATGGTATATAGTATACGTTGGTGTAGCTCTTTTTAATATCCTAAGCTGTATACCATCTAGGTTACTAACAGTACCACTAAACGTACTACTTGCATTACCATGTACTACTTTCTGTCCTTGGTACTGAGAATCTTCTCCCCATGACATACTGGTTTCATAATATCTTTCACAGTCTGCAATTGTTTGTTGTATAGGTTGTCTTTTGAATCCGTTAGCTGTTGCACTTTTTTCAAGTTGTACATCTGTAATATATAAGAAATCACCTGCATCTGTATCTGTAACTCCTGACCATATAAATACTATAATGTTTGCTCCACTACTTGTATCTACTGATACGTTTTCTATTTTGTATTCTGCCCATGATGTTGTAGGATTAAGGTCAGCAGCTGTATTCTCATATGTAGCATTAGTAATTAATGTAGGCACAGTTCCTTCTGCTTCCCACGCATTTACTATATCACTTGTTACACTATCTGCTGTTCCTGACCATGTTACTACTGCTGCTCTAAGGTCATCTAGCTTACCACTTCCTGCTACCTTAGCATGAAATTTTAAGCTAACTGTACCACCTATACCTTCATGACAATTAACATTTTCTATTATCTGAGCTATGCCAAATTTTTTATCTACTGTTTCTACATCTAGTCTTATACTCTTAGCACTACCACCATCTGGTCCATCAGTTTGTTGTGTAACATCTACAATGTTATCTCCATCTGATAGTAATATCCATCTATCTAATGTGTAACTATCATCTGCATTTGTTGTAGTTGATACACTGTCAACTGCTGCATCTGTTATAGTAATACCTCTTTGTGCTACAACCATGTCACCATTTATAATCATGTTGTAGTCTGCGTTACTAGTACCACCACCAGCAGCTGCCCAAGTTAAACCACCTGTATCACCACTTTGTGCTGTTAACATATATCCATTAGTAGGACTATTAGATACTTTTAAGTTTGCTTCATCTACTATATTATCTGCTATTACTGTAGCTCCGTCTGCTGTGGATGTAACCTCACCGCTATGATTAGGATGTACATATGCGTTAGCACCATCAGCTACGTTAATCATTGTACGTACGTTAGCTGGTGTAATCTCTTCGATTACTCCTGCACTTGCCGAGTCTCTACCTAGTATTCTATCTGTAGCAGATACGTTTTGTATCTTAGCATATGTGACAGCATCATCTGCAATTTCATCTGTACCCACAGCATTGTCTGCAAGATGTTCATTATCAATACTAGTTGCAGCATAGTGCTCACTATCTAGTGAGTCATCAGCTACTTTTGTACCATCAATTGCATCAGCTTCAATCTTAGCTCTTGTTATCTTATTACCTGCTATTGCCATTATGCTCTCCTTCTTTTTTTAGCTGTTTGTGCTGAACGCCTAAAATTAGCAGCTGTTGGTGCTCCTTTACTTCCAGGCTTTCTCATCTTTTCTCCACTACCTGCTTTTATTCTTTTACGTTTTTTATGTATGTTTGCGTATAATCCTGGTTTTGCCATTATGCACTCCTCTTTTTATGTTTATTTGCAAAGTTACGTGCAGCTGCAACACTGCCAAATCCCCATTTTTTAAGGGCTAATGCCTTACGTGTAGGGTTACCTTTACTATCTTTCATAGGTCCCTTCATTCCTGCAAATCTAGCTGCAAAGCTAACTCTTCTACCACTTGTGCCTTTATTTAGTGGTGCTTTAAGATTGCCTTTAGCTGAAGCTCTACCTTTAGCGTTTAATCCGCCAGTAGGACTTTGACCTTCTTTACGTGTCCATGCAGGTGTCTTTTTTCCGCCCATTATATTGCGAAGATTTTGTTAGAACCTGAGTCCCAAACAATATCTATATCTGCTCCATTAGTAGTAAACGGTAATCCCGTTCCTGCGTCTATGTAAGCTATAAGGTTACTTGTTGCTACGTTACCTGTATCTTTATAAATAACTAATGCTTCAATACTTGTACCTGATGCCGGTGTAGTAAATGTTACATCTGCTGCATCAAATACACCTAGTGCTACAGTTTTACTAGATAATGCTACCCCTGAACCGAGTACGCCAGATAAGTCATTATAGAAATCATGTGCTGCATCATATGTATATGTACCAGTATCTACTAATACTACTTTGATAGTGTTATCTTCCAAATCAAGCTCACCTTTTAATAGTGATTCTTTTGCTTTTGGATATATTGCGTTTGCCATTGCTCCTCCTAATTAGGTAATTTAATTGTTATGTTTACTAATTTATTTACTTCATCTTGTGTTGCAAATGATTGTAATAACATTGTTGCTAGACCTAATGTTTGTTGTCCTCGTTGTGAATCATTCATATGTAACAACCAAAATAATGCTGCTGTATATGTAATTAATGCTTGAGGGTAATTTTTTGTTATACTATTTCTATCACCATCTGATTGTAATTCTGCTGGATACATTCCTAACATAAGTCTTATTTTATTATCCTGTTCACTGCTTCCTGGTGTTGGGTAAACATGAAACGCATTATTAACTCTATATCCAGATTGAGGTATCCCTTGATAATCAGCACGAGTAGAACGACTCGACATATACCCTGGTCCAAACTTTAATGTATCTGAACCGTAATCAAAACTTGGTCTTCCGTATGTAGTACCATGTGATACTGCTGAATCAAAATCAATTGGACTTCTTAAATGGATTGGATAATAAACATCATCACTTCCAGATACGTCAATATAATATGCATCCACTATACATTTGGTTCTATTAGGTAAATTATATTCGTCTGTTTTAGCAGTTACTTCACCACTAGTTATTGTATGTGTATACACGAATTCATCATAAACAGAAGATACCATGTTACCAAACAACTCTATTGATACGTTTATCAAATCTTTAATTACATCATCAATACCAGTAAAGTTTCTGCCACACATACTCTTTACTTTTGTAACTATGTTGCTTCTATCATAGTTTAATTCACTTCTTGACATCTATTCTCCTCCATGTTTCTGTACCCAGTCTTGTCCTACTTTTTCGCCACCTGGGATTGTATGGTTAGGTTTGTTTCTTACTTCTTCTTTTACATCTCTTGATTGTAGATTATAAGCACTTAATTGTCCTATGTTCATATATTTAGTTTCAAATTGTATATGGTCTTTAATACGTTGAAACAACGCATAACCACAATAACTAAANACTTTCATTTTGCCGGTAAACCCAGCTCTNGATGCGTCTGACAATTTGGTAAATACTAGCTGATACCAAGAGTTATCTTGTTCTGTCCAGGATTTAACAAATTGCATCAGTTCAGAGTTTTCTTCTGCTAACATGTATAGCAATTCAACTTCTAAGTCTGATGATGTTTCCACATTAAATATAGGTCCAGAGGACAAGACTCTTACGAACTTGCCCTCCTTATCCAATGGGTTAAAGTGAATTCTATTAAGATGCACTCTATACCACATGTTGTTTAAGCAACTCCATTGCCGTCTGGGATTAACTCATAATACAATAAGAAATACCCATCACCAGCTGTAGTACCACCAGCACCTTGCGTTTTTCTTTCGAAATGTAAGATGTCAGTGTCTTGTACAAAGAACGGAGTTAAATCCGCTTCTATTGTTACACCAGCTGCTGTAGTGTTTGGAATTGTTAGTGTTACTTTTTCAGCTCTAGATACGCTGCCTACTGTGTCAGTAAAATCTAATGATACTACTGGTGCAGTAGATGTAGCTACAACTGCTGTTTGTACGATAAATTCAAGTCTATGTACAACCATAGGGTGATTTACCTTGAAGGTAAAATCATCACCAGCTGTTCCGTCAAGGTCAGCTGATACTGGAATTATCATAGCATTTACTTTACTATTAAAAGCCATTGGTTGTTACCTCCATTAATCGTTAGAATGAATTCTAACTAAGTGATACTCACTGTCAGTGGAATTAGTCCAAACTTTTTTGAACCCTGTCAGTGCGTTCCATGCTACTCCAGTAAATCTACCAAAGTCCCATGATTCTATCATCGTTGCTTCAGGTTGTGCTAATACTTCTACTACAGGTTCGAACCCGCAGATGATTACCTCACCCTGATGCGATGCATGACCACCAATTGTGCTAGAAAGAACATTGTTCTCTTCTACCATTCTTAATCCAAAGTAAGAACCTATCTCACCATTGATTAAATTTTCTGGTTGGTCGTATTTATGTAAATCGACAATACCGCCTGTTGCAGTATCTTCGAATAATTTGGACATTGCGAATGCTGAGAAAACTCCTAAGTAAGAGTTTCCGTCCCATTTAGGTACGTTATCGTTTTTCATGTTTTTGATAATTTCTCTAATATGGAATGCACTAACACTTGCCCCTGCTCCAGTACTAACAGTTCCATCCTTATCGAATGTACCTGCTGAAGCTCCGGTTGGAGTGTAGAATACATCTGCATTTTGGA